AACCCGCACTGGCCCTTATCGCTGGCTCACTTCCGGTGGGCCCAGTATATAGGACCGGTGCTCGTTCGTTGGTTCATTCGATCATGAACTTTCAACGCAAACGGTGGTGTTTTACAGTTAACAATTACACCGAGGATGAATTCAATAGTATTAAGCAGAACTTCTGTGAGCGTGTTGCTAAGTTCGCAGTTATGGGCAGAGAGATTGGATCGGGTGGTGTACCACACCTCCAGGGGTTCATCTCTCTACAGAACAAGGTTCGACTCACAGGAATTAAAGCTATTGTCGGACAGCGTGCTCATGTTGAACCAGCTAAGGGCACTGATCAGAAAAACTTGGAGTATTGTACAAAGTCCTGCGGTGTGGACGGCGCTACCATCTATGGAGTTCCTGCGGGAGGAGTTACTGAGAAGGGAGGGGGAACTCCTCTCTCTAGACGGGCTCTTGAGTGCGTACGCAAGAGGTCAGCGGGTACCTCCATTTCTGAACTTTTGGATGATGATACCCTGGCGCCTGCATACATCGTGCATAAAAGAGCTATCGAGGAGTGCGCGAGCGACATTGCGGGAGCTCAACAGTTTCAGGCAGAGCGTGCGAGATACGCCACGACTCGTTGGAAACCTTTCCAGTTTAATATACTAAAGATTTGTATGCAGGAACCTCATCCACGAGCAGTACACTGGTTTTGGGATGCAGAGGGCAACACCGGCAAGACCTTCATCGCAAAGTACCTGGTGCTGCTGCACGACGCGGTACGTTTCGAGAACGGAAAGAGCGCAGACATCAAGTACGCATACAAGGGTCAGCGCATCGTCATCTTTGATTTCTCTCGTTCACAGACAGATCATATTAACTATGAGGTGATGGAGAGTGTGAAAAACGGTATCGTTTTCAGCCCGAAGTATGAGAGCGGCATGAAGGTGTTCAGAACACCTCATATGATATGCTTCGCTAACGAGCGACCTGACACGTCCAATATGTCCATGGACCGTTGGGAGATACACGAGATAACAACACGGCAGGCACGTACCCCTACGACGCTGCCAGATAGGGACTCTGACACACATGAGATAGCGTGAGATACAGACCCAGAGTACGACTGGTTTGCATATTACGGCAGTGGACACTGCTCCTCTTATGACGCACAGATGGCCACAGTTACTAGGGGATGAAACTGTTGCTAACTCTAAACCGAAGCTGGTGGGACCCTCACGATGAGCGTAGGTCAACGAGCCCCTAAACCTAGGGACCCTCACGATAAGCGTTATCAGTACTTTTTGATTGGTTGACCTTTGTGCATATCATTATTTTGTGCCTTGTATCTCTGTGTGCTGATTGGTGTGACGCAGCTATCTCTGCTTTTTGATTGGTTGACCTTGTGCATATCATTAACCTATGAATACATTATAAAAATAAACACTTGACCCATGAATAAATTATAACAAGCGTTTTTATTGGTTGATTTTTATAACTTGTACGGGTTCATTTGCACACGGTCTTTGAAGTGACAGTAGAACGTGTTGTAGCACGATAAGAAGTCTGTTTCAGCAGGCATGCCATGAAACACCATGCACAGAGAGTTGATACTGATATCAGTGGCAAGTGCCACTCGACTCATGTTGACGTATCCAGACCGTCCACCAACTTGAACGACGGACGGATCAGATGGAGCAGGAACATCTGCAGCAGCTAGATTAACACCCCACTTAGGGGTGATAGTGGCAGTGTATTTCCGGCCAGGCTTCAGGATGACCCTCTTAGAGTTGCCTCGAGATAGGGCACCTTGGAACGTCATGTTACGTGCATAGTTCCTGGGGTCATACGAGGTCACGACCTCGGTCCACTTGGTCTCCGGCTTAGCCAGCTCGTCGTTATCATTCAGCCAGTATGTCAGCTTGGCCTTGTAGCACTTCATCTGCTCGAACATCCTGGCATACCCCTCCATCTGTTTAGCAAAGTCATTTTGACCTAGAGTGCCATAGTTGAAGTTCAGGGTGTAGACCGCATCCTCGTTCGCTGCAGCGGAGAGGGTGTACGTGGGGCCGATAAACCTCGCGAACAGCCCCTGCCTATACACTCGAGCATTATCTCGAGTAGTCTTTCGAGTACGCCTGGACCGTCTCTTTGGTACTCGACGTTTACGTGCAGGGACAGGCCATCGACGTCGTCTGATAACACGGCGTCTCTTTCCATAGCTCTTACCAGCCCACGGTGCAGCGCGTTTGCGTCCCATTATTATCTCTGAGTGGGTCCTCGAACTGGGCCCTATATATGGCTCAGCGAGCTGAGCCAGTGCGGGGTAATACTG